CTCTAAAGTCTTTTGTTACGGTTGCCATCTTTTATCTCCTTGGTTAGGCCTTTAATCCCATACGCATATAGCGCAGGGTTATCGGTGTAATTCCCCCTACTGGAACAACAGTTAGTGATACTGTGTCTCCAGCCCTTGAAACAGAGATGGTGCCAATATTCCCATCATTTTCAATTGTTGCATATTCGCTGACAGATACTCCTGATCCATCAATTAATATGTTGATTTCTGTAGAGTAGTACTTGTTTGCGCCACCTGCTACATATTTAATGGAAATCATATATTTCATTGATCGCCATTCACTTGCGGAAAAGTTATCAAAAATTGTTGAGTTTTCTATACCATTAATGGTTAACTCATTGTTACCGTCTGAACCGAGATCTGTAGATCTAGCAGAAGCACTATCAATTAAATCTATATAGTCTTCTTGTGTTGGGCGGTCGCCAGTCTGAAATTTGGTTTTAACGTTTGGAATTGATACCTTTGCCATAGTGCAATTATATCATTATATGTTAAAGTATATAGTTATTAACCCCAATAATTTGAAGACCAATACCAGGAACGTTTGCATATGCTGGACCAATCCCTATGGTAGTAAACCTAACCCTAAATGGCAAAACCTCGTTAATTTTTACTGCTCTTGCCTTATAAATTATTTCGGATATTGGATAGCCAACAGAGTTTATCTTTTTTGCTTTATGGCTATCGGTATCAATTATGATAGCGGATGCCATTATGACTCACTATTTGTTACGTCTTCAATTACTTTCATGGTGCCTCTGGCTACCGTCCAAACACGACTTTCATCACTTAATTCAATATCAAAAATATCGCCAGTTTCCAACAAAACAGATTCATTTGCTGTAAGAGAAACTGTAAACTCTCCAGCATCATCTATTTCTGTTTGAACTGGTTCAAGTTCAATAATTAATTCTGCATCATCTGTAAAATCGCCAGGCTTTGTATTTGGACGTTTAATTTCCATTGCAATAGTCCAGTCTGAAATATTTAGCGGATCTTTGTTATCATCTGTAACATAAACACGAAATGAGGCGGTATCACCACGAACAACTGTCCATAGCACATTGGGTGGTGTTAAACCAACTGAATAAGAATCTGAACCCTGATTTCTAAATGTAGCCATAATCTTATCATTATACCATTAACTAATAACAATTTTATAAATATTTTTTATTTGACAAAGGTATTTGACTCAAAAGGCCAAACAATGGTATAATTAATGTATGCTACCAGTAGGTAGCATTTGTTCTCTAGGAGGTATTTTACAATGAGAGAGTCAAATGTTTGGCTAGGGGTATTAACGTTGGTTATTTGCAGTACCGTTTTTTCGGCTTCTGCAAATGCAACAAATGAAAATAATCTATTGATTAAAGAGTCCGTGAAGTCTGCCACCCAACAGGTGGCTTTTTTGGTTTCTAAGGACAAAAAATTAGAAAAGTATGAAAATGCTCATAATTTAACTGATGAGCAACTAGTTGACATGTTGCACCATGTAGGGTTCAAGGGAAAGGCTTTAAGGTCTGCTTGTGCAATTGCCAAGGCAGAGTCAAATGGTCGTCCCCTTGCTTTTAATGGCAATACAAAGACTGGAGATAGTTCTTATGGTGTGTTTCAAATTAATATGCTTGGAGAACTTGGACCAGATCGTAGAGAGAAATTTGAGTTAGATTCAAATGCTGAATTATTAAATCCAGTAGTAAATGCACAAATTGCTCTACATATGACAAATGGTGGAAAAGACTGGTCTTCCTGGAGTTCTGTAAATGGAACACGGTATCAAGAATGGTACAACAAGTATCCATGTAAATCAAGATAGTAATTAAATAAAAATACCCCCTTGGCTATGTGCTTTGGGGGTATTTTTTATATTTTTATAAATTTATGGAAGAGGATCTACTTCAATAGTTTCCCATTCATTTGTTTCAAAATTCCATTCAGCATATCTGCCAGAGCGTTCAGGAAATTCTGGTTTTGGTATTGGAGGAATCCATTCATTATTATCATTCAAGATCCAAGAGGCATATGGCTTTAAAATGCCAGCAACTAAAACAGATCCAATAACAATTTGCATATGGTCTGACTCAATACATTGTTTGCCAGTAATTGCTTCTGCGACTTCTTGTGAATCTGCAACTATCAAATTGACAACGGTTGAATCTTCAATAACAGCATATCTTTTCATTTAAAATCTCCTTATATATACTACGCCTTGGGTGCCAGAGCCACCGCCACCACTGCGTCCACCGCCACCACCTGCACCATATCCTGTAGCATTATTTCCAGCATTTGCTCCACCAGCACCACCAGTTCCTATGCCTGAACCACCGCCACTACCACAAGCACCAGAGTAGTGTACTCCACCACCGCCACCACCGCCACCAGTGGTTCCATTAACTATGTATTTATTTACAACCGATGTTGCTGGGCCATTTTCGCCAGCGCCGTTATAATATCCACCGTTACCGCCACTTACTCCGTTTGGGCTTCCTGCTGAACCTGCACCCCCACCTTGAGAACCACCGCCACCACCAGTTGCTGAAAGACTACCAAATGATGTTGTACCGCCACCTGCGCCACCAATAGTCAATGTTTGGCTTCCAGTTAATTGAACAATTCCAAAATTTATACCGCCAGAACCACCTCCACCGCCTGGATAGTATGCCCTAGAACCACCGTTACCGCCACCGCCAACAACAAGAGCAAGAGCATAGCCAGAAGTACTTGAGTCTGTATAAGTCTGAGTAGATGTAATTGTTTCAGTTCCAGCGGATGTATAATTAGGAGTAAGAATTAAACCAGTTAGTTGTATTGTTACGCCAACGTTTGATCCTGCATCTGCAATTAATACTAATCTACTTGCATCGCTTGGAAGAATTATTTGTGTAGATCCAGAACTTGTAGTTCCAGTTGCTAATTGTGTGTATGAAGCATTATAAAATGTTGCATTTACAGGAACAGTGCTTGGAGAGGTAATTGTATAGTTTCCTGCAGTTAGGGTTGCATCAACTAAAGTATAGTAGGTTTGAGAAGTTGTTAAATTTACTGCTTTAGATAGGCCAGAGGCAGAGGCTGAAGTTGATACTGGGAATACTGAAATAGCCATTAGGAAATCTCCACTCCGCTAATGTGAAATGTTACAGCAGTAGTTGATGCAAAACCAGAAATTGTCTTAGGTGTTGCATTTGCTGGAATAACTTGTTTTAGATCAAATCCAAAAACGGTATTTGCTGCAATTGACACTGTTGGAATTACGTTTACGCTATCAATCAAAATTGTTGCTGTTGATGTTGAAGCGGCTGTATTTGAAATTACAATATTTGTAACAACAGTTGTTGTTGATGTGTTTGGAACGGTATAAAGTGTTGCGCTTGATGTAGCAGCAGCCGTTCTTGAAAGTACTTTTGTTGTTGTAGCCATTAATTACTACCCTTCTGTAGTGTAAGATTATTATATCATCTTTTATAAGGTATAAACACCCATAATGGTTCTAAGTTCTAACTCTTCAACTAAAGATTGTTTTGCAATAGGTAACCATTCTGCTCCATCGTAAAGTTGTAGAGTATTTACAACATTACCTACCGAATCCTGTCTTATTATGCATATGGTTCCAGCAGTTGGGGATGTTATTGAGGCATCTCTTGCTGCTGGGTTTAAATAATTATTTATACCCTTTTTTGAAATAAAATGTTCAAGCATCGTGACATTTGATAGGTGTGTATGCACTCCAGCCCATTCAAAAGTTCCAGAGGTATCTGTTTTTCCAGATATTTCATACCAGGTATCGTCTGCCGTATTATAAATATAACCTGGCTTTCCATCGTAATTAAATGAAGTTGGCACTAAATCACCTGATCAAACGTGCTAGTGTCGCTATTGTAAACATACATTTCAAGAGGGCTTGTACCTTTTTTAATCCAAATTACACCGTTTGCTAGTCCTGTTGATGGCTCTGTTGCGGTATAGAGTGATGTTGCAGATAAATATCCAACTGCTCCAGAAGCATCTTTATCTACCCAAATATAACCATTTGGCACTGTAGCAGAAAATGCTGTGAAATCTGCTGCTATGGGTGCAGAGTTTTGTGCTGAAGATATATTCCTTGCTGCTAGTTCTAGAGCAACTTGATCATCTACCTGCTCTTGTAAATCATTAAGTGTATGTGCAATTGATGGCACTAAGAGTTCTGCTGGGTCATTTTCTGCAGGATCAAAATCATATGATCCATAATGATATGCTCTTAAAGCATCTTGAATATTCGCATCATCAACTAATGCTGGAATTTTAGTTGGTACTAAGTTTCCTATATTTTCTACAGCCATTGGGTCACCTCTTTAAAGATTATACCATTTTTATATCAAACTATAGATATAAATAAATGTACAGTTTTGCTTCCAGTTAATGCAGACCAACTACCCCCACTATATTGAACTGCGTCAAAATTTATTACTAGGTTTGTTCCAGCCCCTGCCAAAGCGGGGATTTCCATTGATGCTGCAATTGGATTTGCCCCTTCAATTTGAAACTGAACATTAAAGTTTGAAGCAGTAAGTGG